TATACCGCATCATACCAAAATTGTTTTACTGGTAAATATGGTACATTGTTTTTACAACCTGACGTAAGTTATACGGTATGTTCTTGTGTTGAACCAGTACTTAGTGTTGGTGGAGCAATTGTAACAAATGTTGGTACTTGTCAAATACTTTATCCAACACCAACTCCAACTTCTACACCATTCTCATGTAATTGTGTAGAATATACCGTAGTTAATAACACACCATATACTGATAAACTTACATGGTTAGATTGTAATGGAGTACCTCAATCATATAACTTACCAGGTACTACTTCAAAGGCACCATTCTGTGCATGTAATGGTACATTAACATACGCATATTCTGATGTTACTATTGGAGTTGGAAGTTGTGGACCTACACCAACACCTACACCAACACCTACACAAACACCAACAGCAAAGTGTGCAACTTGTTACCCTATTAATATATCAAACAACCATAAAGATAATAGTTGTTTTGTTCAATACTTTAATTGTACAACAAACGCATGGGTTGGAGTTACATTAGGGCCTCTTCAAACAACATTTGTTGCTTGTGCTTGTACTTCAATTTTAGAGACTTGTGATGACGTAACAGTAACGACTGCAGGGGGTGCCTGCAACTAAATAAAATAAAATAATATAACTATGAAAAAGATACAAATATTAGCTTTAATTAGACATATACTTACATTCGTTGGAGGTATATTAATTATGAAAGGTGTTTTAGATGAAACAACCTTTACAGAAATAAGCGGAGGATTACTTACTTTAATCGGTGGTACTTGGAGTGTTTTAGAAAAGAGATAAAATGGCAATAACCCCACAAACTCCACCAACAACATATACTGAAGGAAATTGTGTTGAATACCAACCAATATCTGAGGTATTCACATTCAACTTGAATTGTGGTGTAAGTCGTTCACAGAATCAACATATTCAATTAATGTTCTTGAATCGATATGGACACTACGATTATGTTAGACTAATGTTTAATAGATTTCAAGGTTTATCTATTGACCGACAACAATACAAATCACTTAACATTGATTGGGGTTCAGACAATCCAATAAAGACGCAATACTCTCGTGGATTAAATGACTCCGATGTTATTATGGTTGAAACCGTATTGGTTAATTCAGGATTTGTAAATCAACCTACATTCCAATGGTTAGAGGAATTATATACCTCAAATCTTGTTTATGAAATTACAACTGATGGAGGACTTGCTCCTGTGAATATTTTAAACACAGAATTTGAGAAAAAGATACAAGGTAACAGAACTGTATTTAATTTAGAATTACAATATGTTTACAGTAATAACATCAAACTTTTAGGAAAATAATATTTTGGATACAATACTATTAGCACAACTTGAGGATAATACTTGGCAGCGTATTGATGTTTTTGAAGACATTCCAATTACTCTTACAATTCAACAGAATGATATTAGTAATTTAACTAATCGTAGAGTTCCATATTCTAAAACAATTCAAATTCCTGATACCACTAATAATGCACAAATATTTGAACATTACTATGAGGTAAACGGAACTTTATTTAACTCACTACAAAAGATTTCATGTATTGTTCAATACAGAGGTACAGATATATTTCAGGGAATAATGAGATTGAACTCTGTAACCACAAACAACGATGAACGATTATACGAGATTTATTTGATGGGTGAGGTAACTGACTTCACAGCTCCACTTAAAAACCTTCAATTACAAGATTTAGACTATACAGACTTACTTCACGAACTGGCATATTCATCAGTTACTCAATCTTGGGAATGTGTAAACGATGGTGCCTCAGGATTATTTAACGGACAAATTATATATCCACTTATTAACTATGGTTTAGATTATCAGGGTTCAAGTGATAGTGGAGCAACCCCGACATTTACCTATGACTTTGATATGCCAAGGTCATTTGACCAGTCGGCATTTCCTGTTCAACCATCAATGTTCAAACCTGCAATCCAACTAAAATCAGTATTGGATAGAATGATTAATCAGACAGACTATACAATTGTATCAGAGTTTTTTGATTCACCTTATTTTACTTCAATCTACATGGATACATTCCAAAATGGAAAGATTGGAAATGATTATGTTTCAGGTATAACTAACCAAAACATATTTAGGACTTATATGAATGCTCGAGGATATGCGTATGATAAGGATACAACTCATAACTTACCCTTTAGCGATAACATAGGACCGGCATACAACCCTTTAAACAATTATCTTAATGGACTTGGAAATCCTAACAACGCAGAATATGCCAGCTTTCAAGTTCCTTATGCAGGAAACTACGGATTTAATATTAGATTTAATGTACTCACCACTGACCTTTGTATTTACGGGGCAATATTAGTTCCTGATATTGTTATTAGAGCATACAGACACAGTAGCCAATTCTTCATAGTAGAAAACGGAACCATGTTTTATGAATCCGCACCAATTAAATTATCTCAAGCATATCGTGACGATTTCTTAGGTTTAGGTAATGGTCCTTTACCTGTTAATTTATTTTTTAACGATTCATTTACGGCTGGTGAATTTATTAAAGTTGTAATATTTGATAAGACCACTTGGCTTAGTTCATGTATTGGAGGTTCAAACGGAATATATAGAATTCAAGCATATAATGATGGAACACTTATTGACCCCCTACCATTATATGAATTATACGAATCACCAGTTATTCCAAATGAACTATTAGATATAAGATTGGGTATTCCAAATTTAGATTGTGTTCAATTTTTAAAATCTTTAATAACAATGTTTAACCTTGTAGTTGTACAGGATGAACAAGCAAAAACTTTAAGGATTGAACCATATACTTGGGAATATAACGACCAAGATAGAACTGTTAGGGATTGGACTAAAATATTAGATTTAAACTCTGATGTTAAAATTGAACCACTATCGTTTGATTTATCAAAAGACCAAGTATGGACTTACCAATTTACAGATAATGAGTATCTACCAAAATTATGGCATGACCAATATGATTTTGTATTTGGTCGTGAAAGATTCACATCTGCTTCTAATTTCTTTAGTGGTGAAAAAATATATGAGGTACCATTTGGTTCATGTCCTACATCAGGTGTGACCAATGCACCCAACTTTATTATACCACAATTTTATTATAATAATAATCAACAACAAGCACCATATGCAACAAAACCACATTTGTTCTTTTGGGTGGGAAATAGATTAGCATATAAAGACGCACTTAAAACACAACAAGGGTCGTGGTATTTGTCTTCAGGTAATACCCCCATTGAATGGACAACTTATCCTGCGGTATCACACTTATCAACAATAGACTCACAACTATCTGCAATTATATCAGATTTAAACTTTAGGAGCACATTTGATTTCTTTGGTAATAGTAATACACAGATACAACAATTCACAGATTTTAATATCTATAATGTGTTTTGGAGAAGTTTTACTGACAACTTATATGACCCAACAGGAAGACGATTAACGGGTAATTTCTATTTCCGACCTATTGATGTATATGAAACAAAATTAAATGATAAGATATGGATTAAAGATTCTTTTTATACAATTGAAAAAATGTTTGATGCCGATTTGGTTAATAAAAGACTTACCAAAATATCTTTAATAAAAGAGAACATACCATATTATAAAGTTGAACCACCAGCACCAATTTATATTTATGGGCCAAATGAACCATATCCTATACCAGAGAACTTCTATTATGATTTAGCATATATCTCAACAGACCAAGCTTCTGTGTGTACTAATACCGCAACTCAATATACCTTCTATTCTGAAAACAATAATTTTGTTATTGAAAATGATGATATAATTTACCTCGATTTATTAACTCCTGAATTACTACCAATGGGAACATATATCCAACAAGTTGGTCAGACAACCACGTTTGTATGTGTTGATACTTATGGTAGAGTATTACAAACCACTTGTTAAAATTATGGCAGAAACTATTGCTCTTAATATTGTCCTCAATGGTGTTCCCCAAGCGGTATCAGGTATTGAACAACTTGAATTACAATTAAAACAAGCAAAGCTTGAATTGTCTGAGATGCAGGTGGGCACTGCAGGATTCACCAAACTATCGGCTGAAATTAAAACTGTTGAAGGTGATTTAAAAGCATTACAAACTTCTGCAGGAAATACAGGTAGAGACCTTGGCACTAAATTGGGAGATTTAGCAAGATTAGGTGGTGCGATAGGGGCATCATTTGCTGCGGCATCATCAGCCTTTTCTTTATTTGGTAAAGAGAGTGAAGCAACCACAAAGGCTTTAGCTGAAGCCCAAAACTTATTAGTAATCGCATTGGGTGCTCGTCAAGCAGCGGAAGGTCTTGCGGTTATTAAAACTGTCGCACTTGACTTTACAACTAAGGCTCTTTCCCTCTCAACAAAGGCCGCCAATGCAACCACTAAGGCATTCTATTTAACTCTCGCTGCAAACCCATATACCGCCATTATAACAGGGATTGGATTAGTAGTTGGGGCATTAATAATGTTTTCAGGTAAAAGTAAGGAGGCAACTAAAAGACAACAAGAAAGAGTTGCCACTTTAAAAGCCCAAAACGAAGAAGAGAAAAAAGCTGCAGAATTTATTGGAAAAGAAAGTTCCGCCTTTGTTGGTCTTATTGGACAATTAAAGGTGAGTAATGCTGGTAGCAAAACAAGAAAAGATTTAATAAAAGAAATAAATTCAACTTATAATACAACATTAAAAAATTTATCAGATGAAACAGAATTTCAAAAACAACTTAATTTAGAAGTTGTAAATTATATTGCTTATCAAAAGGCTAGATATAAATTACAACAGTTTGATAAAGCCATACAAGAGAACCTTGAAAAACAATCTAAATTAGAAAAAGAATTAGTAGATGCTCAAAAAGAATATAACAGAGAATTCAATATAACATTAAGACAGGATGATTTATATGCTGGTACAAGGGAAGCAAATTTAAGAGAATATCAGGCACAAATTGACGGTATAAAAACTAAAATATCAGATGCAGATTTAAGATTAACATCATATTATAAAACTACTTTAGACACTAATGCAATAATTGAGGAAATTACTGGTGGAACAGAGAAATATACTAAATCAACAAAAGAAAATACTGAGAACATAGATAAGAATACAGATGCTAAGGATGACAATATTGAAGCAACTGAAACACAAATTAAATTAGCTAAAGATTTAGAAAATGCCCTCAACGATGAAATAGATTCATTACAGAAAGCCGTTGATGCCTTTAATAAGATTGCTGAGTCTGAGAAGATTGACATTGGTGAACCAGAAGTTTTAACTACAATCAAAGATTTAAAATCTGCAATTGATGGTTTCATTCCTGATACAATTCAAGATAAGTTTAGAGAAATTGGTTTAGAGGTAGAATTTATTGATGGTGAGTTTAAAGTTTTAAAAAATACTTTAGAATCAACCACAGATGTTTATGGGGAATTTGTTGAAGGTCTAAGAAAAACATTAAGTACGGGGGCATTAAATCAATCAATTCAAGATTTTGCAATTACCGCAAATAATGCTTTGGATGACGTTTCATTAAAATTTCAAAAAGGTATTATTACTAAAGAGGCACTTGAGGCAACACAGACTCTAATTCAACAGTACAAAGATTTTAATAAGGTTGTAAAGGAACTACCTAAAGGAGTTCAGGATATTTTCACACCTACAGCATTAGAAGAATATCTTGGTATTGTTAAAAATATTGCAATTGCAACTGGTGACATTCAATTTGAAAGAAGTGTTAATGGTGAAATTGTAAAGATAACAGAATCTACCATCAAATTATCAGATGAATTAAACAATCTTGAAAAGTTTACAAAAGAGACCACAGATGCACTAGTTAAACAATATAAAGATGTATTTGGTACAAATTTCTCAGAAAAACAATTTAAGGCAACAATTGATAATTTAGTTAAAACTAAAGCATTAAGTGAAGAACAAGGAAAAGACCTTAAAGAAAAGTATGGTGAGTTTGCTTCTGAGGGGAAAAATTTAATTGAAGAATTATCTAAGGCTCAATCAGACGCATTAAATAAGACCGTTCAAAATATTGTTGCTGAAGAAGCTCAAATCAGAACATTCTTATTTCAAGTTCAAGATGAAAGAACCAAAGCATTAGAAGTTCAAGGTGATGTACAATCCCGTGTATTCTTAAACAACTTGGATTTGTTTTATGAGTATACCCAAGAACAAAATAAAATTGTTGTAGATGATGATAAGACTTCAGCACAAAAGAGAATAGATATTGTTCAGGCTTTTGCTGACAAGAAAATTGACATTACAAATCTAAGTGAGGCAGAAATTGATAAGATTATTGCTTTCTATTTAGAGAAACAAAAAAATGCCCTTACAGAAGAACAAGAGGTATTTCAAACAAGAATTTCAAATATTCAAGCCAACATTGAAGTATTTCAAGCAGCACTAAACTCATTGTCTCAAACCACATCTCTTTATTTTGATGCACAATTTGACCAATTAGAAAAAAGAAACCAAAGAATACAAGCGTCAATTGTTGGTGATTCTGCGGCAGCAAATCAAAAAAGATTGGAGGCTGAAAAATCATTCCAAATTCAAAAGGCAGCACTTGAAAAGAAGGCAGCAAAAACAGCATTAAGAATATCCTTAGCTCAAGCCTTAGCAAACACCGCAGAAGCTATAACCAAATTGGCGGCAATCACAGGTGGTATTGGAGCTGTAATTGGTGGGGCAGCAATTGTCGCATTTAACGCAATACAAGTTGGTATTATTGGTAGTCAGTTGGCAAATATTGATTCTTATAGACGAGGTGGTAAAATCTCTAGTGGTAAATTCGCTGGTGGTGGATTGGTCTCAGGACCTTCACATGAATATGGTGGAGTTAAATTTGCCGGTGGTGGAATTGAGTTAGAAGGAAATGAAGCAGTTATCAACAGAACATCAACAATAAACTACATGGGACTATTAGACCAAATAAACCAAGCAGGTGGAGGAAAACCAATTACTCCAGCACTTGATGATTCAAGAATTGTTGAAGCAATTGCAAAACAACGAAACACTCCAATCAGAGCATATGTTGTAGAATCTGATATTACCGCTAAACAAGAAACAGCAAGACAACTTGAGAGATTAAGTCAGTATTAATATAACTATTTATTAAAGATGTATAAAGTAATAGAACTTGAAGTAAACCCCGAAATATCAGGTGACACTGGTGTATTTGAAGTGGCGTGGGTAGAGTATCCTGCAATTGAGCAGGAATTAATGTATTTCAATAAA